TGGAACAATATTAACCGTAACATCCGGTTGGCTTACTATGGTCATATTTAAACTCCTACCATTTTAGGGTAATGGCTCATCATCCAAGTTTACTGAACCAGTCAGTTCCTCACTTCCAACATCGACGCCCATAGTGAAATCAATATCTCTGAACGCAACGTTGAAATCTTCGCCAACTGAATCGCCATAAGTCAGCTGGGCTATAGATTCAAAATTAAATTCATGTACATAATAAGCACCAATATACTGGTGAATACCATGTGACACAAAAGTGGTTTGAAATTCTCTTGCTGCTGTTAAGTAAGTATTAAATCTAGCACCAAGCATAGACCTGCAAAGATATGACATAATATCTTCCATATCATCCCTCGCATCTCTACCAGCATATTGCTGTGTAGTTGGTGCTATACAATAAATACTTACTGGCTGAACAAGCTTCTGATAAAGAGCGACTCCAGTTGCTCTTGCTGAGGTAGCATCATTTTGAATATCCCTATCCTTGCTTGCTACTGTATCACCAAGAACCACGCAAAGCCAAAATTCATTAATATCTTGAGATGTATAAGCATCAATAAATTGATCTATATCAGCCGATCCACTAATCCTATAACCAGTAAAAACAAAAGGATTACCAGCAGCATCCAAAGGTAATTCTTTATCAATGCTATAAGTAAATTGTGTGGCATTTAAAACAGTTATCTGCTTTAATCCATTATAACCATATGAAGATGCATCAATAGCTATAGGAGAACCAGTTGCTGTAGTTGCACCTGAATCTTCAGCTTGAAGATTAAATGTGCGCCTATTAGGAACACCAATTAAAGGGAATTCACCATTAAACTCAGCCTCATTGGCGCCTTGTATGGTTACTGATTCCTGATAATTCTCAGTTAAATCATGGTCTGAATTTGTTACACAAGTTATTTCTTCACCAACTCTAGTCATTGATGTTATTGATATTGGGCTTTTAGCGCCTAATATATTAACAACATCACCAGTAGACCTACCATGTGAAGAAGCAGTTGTTGCTGTGGCTGTAGTTCCAGTAGATGTAATGCTGCTTATCTGAATCTTGTCAGTAAACAATTCAGTATGCCTTGGAATCCTATCCATTAATTGTAGTATCACATCTTTGGCTTTCATCTCTTCAAGTTCCTTGATATTTCAGACTCGAAATATGTTACTGAATTTCTTTCTTCAGCCTTAACAGCATTACCAAGACCAGGCCTTGGCTCCATTCTTGTAGTACCATCCTCAAGAAAATGAGAATGGTCTGCACGACCACCAAATTCCATTTCTTTGTGGCCTCTTATTTGAAAACCAATCTTTCTCCTATAGTTACCAGAAAGATTAGCAGGCGATTCTCCAGGGGCAGATGCTCTATGCCTTCTATAAGTCTTACCCCTTCTAATGCGATAAATTCTGCCTGTTTTATTCTTGCTAAGAATTTGTCTGCTAGCAGTTCTGCGCAGACTTGACCCAAGACGAAAAAATCCTTGACGTATACCGCGCCTAGTATTTTCATCAATTCTATCAATTGATATGTACACAGCCTTATTGCCGTGTCCTTCATGAATCTCAATCATATTTGGTTGATGGGAATTTCCCTTGGGCCTCTTAAAGTACATTTAAGCTTAATGAACTCTGCTCTATTATCCAAATTTTCAGTTGGAAGTATATCAAGCAAAGTACCATCAGCTAACTCAATATAATCTTCTGATGTTATTCCTTGAAACCACCTGATAATGATTTCATGAGTAACAACAGTTTCAATATTACTACTGTCAAAGAAAGTCTCGCCTTCTACAGTATTAACCAATGCCCAAACAGTTCTCTTTGGTGTAAACTGTTCAGCAAAATCCACGCCACCATTACTAGGCGGCTGTATACTACGCAAGTGAATGATAATCCTATCATTCATATCACCAACATTTGCTTGGCGTTTCTTCTTGCGTATTTTAACACACTGTGGCATTATATTCTCTGTTTACGAAATACGCCATATACATCAGCAGCGCCTGATTTTCTTGCTCCTTCATCAAGGTCATCACAATCGCCACGATTCATATACATATACAGGCAGTGTCTCTTTAATCCTTGAAGTATATTTGGAGTATCATAATAAGCAATTGTGGTAAAATTTACCCTTATTGCCTGCTCTCTTTCATCTGTATTGGTTGGCCAAGATTCATCAGACTTCAATATAATCTCAGCACAATTTAGATGCCTTTTCAAATAGTATAAATCAGCAGAAACTGTGACGTAACTATCATCAACAATATGCTCAATTGAATTTATAGAATCAACTGGTGCTCTATTCAATGTTATTCTATTTGAAAAAGAATCTATCAACAACTGATATTGATTGGCCCTAAACTCTTTGCCAGTATACTGTTCGCCCCAAGAGGTGCAAGCATCAATTAAATCCTGAATGATATAATCATCAGCATCAATGCCATCCATCTTGGCCCATGACTTAAAGTCATCCAAGTCTAGTGGGGATACACCCCTTGAGGTTACTTGGTATAGCTTCGACATTAGTTTTCAGCCTGTTGCTTGTCTCTTGCCCATGGCGTATTGCTTAAAAATGATGGACGTTTGCTTTTTTCAGATTCATCATCATCGTCATCATCTTCACCTTCTGATTCCTCATCTTTCTTTACAGGCTCTTTATATGCTTCAGCCTTTTCAAGATCATTGATGAGTACGTCAGCCAACTGGGCAGAAACATCTTCAACCTTTCCCTTTCGGCCTTCCACCAATCTTCCGCCATGTTGCGGAAACTCAGTGATGTTATAATCTTCTTTGAAAATAACTTTTCGCATTTTGGGCTCCTTTTGTTAACCCCTTAAAAATCTAGCAGGAGCAGCAAAGCTGCTCCCACTAGATAACGGCCATTACACCTGCTCTGTGGTGGGCATGGTTTTCGGGTGGCCAAAGACAGCAATGACGCCAATAATGGCGACACCACTATCAGTGTTGGTTGATACCAGCGAAGCACGCATATAACGCTTCTTGCCGATAACACCAGTGCGAAGCGGCATATCACCCTTGTACTCATCAACCTGGAAAAGAGAGCCAAGGATTTCTGTTGCCAGAACATCTTCAGCTCCAGACATATTAGAGTTATCGCTTTGCTCTACCTTCAGGGTGTACTCGCCATCAGTGATAGCAGAAGCAACACCAATAAACTCCAGCGATTCATACCCTTTGGTATCAAGGATATTACCTTGGGTTGTGGTATCAGAGCTGATGGAAGTAAGATCAAGAGCCATTTCACTCTTGATTCTGTGGTGCAGATCCATTTCCATTTCAATTCACCTCTTGGTTATTAAGTTGGCCTTTAGATTACAGGGCGCTCTTAACCTTCAGAAGCTTGATGGCTTCAGGAAGGATAACACGGCCAGTATTCCAACGATGGATGGTAAATTCAATGATAGCCTGCTTTTTCTTGGTCAGGTTATCACGAACCACGCTGGTTCCAGTGCGATCGATGATGGTGTAACCACGACGGAAATCACCAAACGCAACCGAGTAGGCATTGTTATTGATATCCGGCATGCTTGGCATGATCACATACGGGAAACCATTGATGGTGTTGGAAACAGGGCCATTGAGGCCAGGCTGCCACAGAAAACCACCAGAAGCATCGCCAGCACTGACAGCATCAGCACGCAGAGTACGCAGGATAGCCAGCACGCGACGATTCAGCATATAAACTGGATTGTACCCAACCTTCAGGTCACCAGTCAGCAGAATCATATCTTCAGCACTGATAGCATTAGCAGCTTCAGTTTCGCGTGCAGCATTCTGAAGATCGGTATTGGATATAATACCTTCAGGCTGCTTATGACCAGAGCCAGCAACAAAGCCATTGCCCTCGCCATAGGCGAATGCTTCAGCAGCATCCATCATGATTTCCGATTCCATATCGAATGAGGAATCCATCAGCATATCCTGTGTGATGGGAATCGTCACTGACTGGCGGAACGGCGTCATGGTTTCCAGACCATAAGTCTGGTTGTCTTCCGGGCCTTCCTCTGCTTCGCCTTCATACTGAGCAGCGACATTGGTCTTGCGGCGCGGCACTTCCAGCGTTTTACCGCTTACTGTACGAACACGGCAAACAGTACGCATCTGGTCGATTTCAGTGATATTCTTGACGATGGTATTATCCATCTCACTGATAACCAAGAAACCGCCAGTGGTATCATTGTCGGTGCGCAAAACGGCTTTCTCTTCAATGTTCTCGCCATACTGGCAGAACTTATTGAGAGCCTTATACTCATCCGTTTCCTTGTAATTCTTGCCGTCACCAGGACCGCCTTTGCGAGCCAGCTCAACTTCCATCGCATCCAAGCGTTCTTTCCATTCTTCTTCACGCTTGTTGAAGGCTTCGATGTCAGCCAGCATCTTCTGATTCTGCTCTTCCTGTGCATCCAGCGTCTTGTTGATCTTTTCCATGACTTCAGGGTCAGGCTTGACCTTCTTCACTTCTTCCCGCAGAGCAGATACTGCTTCCTTAATCTCTTGCGGTGTCGGATTTTCTTCACTCATTTGTTTGCTCCTGAGAATTGGTTAATGTTACTGGTAGCAAGTATCCCACTTACTTTTGGCTTAATATCCCATTAAGCCGAATCTTTCTTGAAGTCGCTGGTAATATCTTTCAAGATTTCCAACGACTCAGAATATGCTTTTTGATCCATCTCCTTTTTCCTCAACTCTTCAGGATCAGGATCATCAGGCTCATCACGACTAACTGTAGCAAATTTGCTGGCTATCATGATTGAGAGCCTATTTGAAAAAATACCACTTTCCCTCAAGACTTCTTCAACTTGACGTTCAGTCATATTCTTGAGATCGTCTTGAGTAATACGTCTGATATTGGTGTTCCGATGTTTGCGGATTATCTCCATAACTTCTTCTTCAGACTTACCAAACTCCTTGGCCACAACTGTAGCAAAAGATTTCACTGCAGTGATATTTGCAAATGGATTCATCGGCTCATCAACAATAGAGCCTTCCCATAAAGTGGCTTCTTTAATTGTGCGAATATCCTTATCTTCATCAAACTCCCAAACATCAGCTGAAAAGCCAACTGAAAAGTCTGATAACACTCCTTGCTTGGCCAGCAAATATGCTTCTTTGCCTTGCTGTACTTCAAGGTTAATCTCACCAACGCCAAAGAGGCCAGTATCATCCTCTTTAACAGTGTTAATAGGGAAACCACCAACCGTTCTGCGGTGCTGGTCTTTAAATCGAACTTGGCGATTGCTCAAACGAAATTCTGATAAAGACTTGGCAAAAGCGCCTTTAACAAATTGGTCTCTCATACCAAAGAAATCACCACGGTCCAAATCCCACGTGGATATATAACCTTCAATGATACCAACAGGGACGCCGTTGCGCTGTTCTTCTTTTACTTCAACAACTTTGCCGCCTAGTTGTTTGATTTCAATCTCATGAGTCATTTGACTGTCCTCTCTGGCGTCTAAAATTTATGATCTCAACTTCATCATACTGTGAAGAGCATCTACAATTAACTACTTCACTTAAAGGAGCACCCCAGTTGGTATCACCAGGGAACATCATACTAAATCCACCAACAGTATATACCTGATTAACTGGTGCTGTTTGGCCATCAGCTGCAACATGCGTTTCTCTTACCCTTTCATCACCAACAGTAACCCATTCTTTTGTGGCATTCGATTTACGGCTATCCCTATTGCCATCAAGAGGGAATAATTCACCAGACAGTACTTGTGCTTCAACTGCCTTAGCCAATTCAGCAGAATTTTCCGTTTCAGTTATGGCAATAGTTTTACGTATGGCATTAAGCTTTCTTGATAAAAATCTTGCTGCAAATATAGCAACAAGCAGCCTTTCATAAACGCCAGGTGATTCTTCATTGGCTGCCACCACACCTTCTTCAACAGACTCAACAATTCTTTCTTGGTTACTTTCAGTTATCACCTTTGATTGCTCATCTGCTCTTAGCAAATAATGGTTACCAAGAAAATCTGATATTCTGTTTTCTTCATCTTCAGTTATAGCTACGTCATCAGGCAGATTTTTCGATATGATATTGCCGAATTGGTCGCCAACATCTTGGTAGTGCCTTTGCAATATCATATCCAAATCATCACGATATTCTTCAGCATTTAAAACTATACCAGAATCAGTATATTTCTTTTGAAAGTCTTTAACAATACGCTTATCAAGAGAGCTAAGTTTTTTTATCAACTTACGCTCAAGCTTATATTTGGCTCTGACGTCTTGTCTAGTCTTTTCCGCTGCTGTCGTCATCTTCATCCTCATTATCGCGGGCCAGACTATCATCTGGTTCATCGTCATCAACCATACTTGAATTCAACGGTATAAGAGTAGCAGGAACCATGATTTGTTCGCCACCTTCTACAGGCTCTTTGCCAAGAACCTCACGCAATTCATTAGTTGATTCAAGGTTCAAATCCTTACGCAACTTC